GAACGAGCTGGCCGAGGCCTGCGGGCTGGCCAAGCTGCGCAAGGCAACCGAGGCGCGCAAACGGGCATTTCGGGCGCGGCTGCGCGAATATCCCGCAATCGCCGACTGGCAGGCGGCATTCAGATGCCTGCGAAACGCCAGATGGATGCACGGCGACAATCCCAGAGGCTGGCGCGCCGATCCCGATTTTTTCCTGCAAGCCAAATCGTTTACCAAGCTCGTGGAGGGACAGTATGGCCAAGCTGTTGACAGATGACGTGGCCAGCGATCGCGCCGACACGATCGGCGAGGACGGGCTGCTGCGCTTCATTGACGAGATCAACGAAATCCGCGCGCGCTCTGGCCAGCGCTGGCGTTTGAGACCAGTCCGGCTAAACGGCCGGCTGTGCGCGGATGAGTGGTATGAGATCGAGCGGCCGCTGCCAGCCAACACCCCGAGCCGGCGCTATGCCGGGCAGAAATGACGCAGTGGCCGCACACCCCAATCCTTAATACCCCCTGTAGCGGCCGGAAAGGGCCCAAATAATGCATGTAAGGGGCGTTCCGGTAGTGGGGTAGCGGACAGGCTGTCGATGCAATTCTAGGCCCATCCAGGGCCGTTTGAAGGGCATGCCGGGAAACGGTGGTGGAGGTTGACGTGAACGAACCGGTGATGATCGGCAGTGCGACGCTGTATCTCGGAGACTGCCGAGACATTCTGCCGACGCTGGGGAAGGTCGATGCGGTTGTGGCTGACGTGCCGTTTGGCATTGGGTTCAAATATGCAAGCCATGACGATACCCCAAAAGGCTACATTGAATGGCTTTGGCCGATTTTGGAGGCGGCAGAGCGTCTTTGCGCGCCTGGAAGCCCCATTTTCGTTTGGCAAGCAAGCAAAAATGTTCGGCGTTTTGCAGAGTGGTTTCCGCGTGATTGGCGGTTGTTTGTCGCCGCAAAAAACTTTGTCCAAATGCGTCCTACCGCGATGCAATGGGCGTATGATCCTATTCTGGTTTGGTGGACTGACGGAAAGCCTTGGTATGCGGGAACGCAAAGCAGGGATTTTTTCGTTTGCAATACTGCGCCTGTTGTTGCTTGCCCAAACAACATTGAAAAAGGCCATCCCTGCCCGCGGCCGCTTGATTTGCTGCGCCTAATTGTTGGCCAATGGGTGCGTCCTTATGGCACTGCCCTCGACCCGTTCATGGGCAGCGGCACCACTGGCGTTGCAGCAGTGCAGATGGGCCGCAAGTTCATCGGCATCGAAAAGGACCCGCGCTACTTTGACATTGCCTGCCGTCGCATTGAGGAAGCGCAAAGGCAGGGCGACTTGTTCGCCTCGTCTGCGCCGTTTGTGATGCCAGAACAGAGCGAACTCGCGCTGGAGCCATCACCGTCGCGGATGGGGATCGATGCAATCCCGGACCGTATTGTCTCGACTGCAGCGCGAAGCAGCTAAGTTTGATTTGATGGCCTTCAAAGGCCGCTGGAGGGCCCTAGAATCGCGTTTTGAGGATTTTGGCTAGGTAGAGGCGGCCAAGCGCTCGATGCAATTCTAGGCCCTTCCAAAGCCGTCTGAGGGGCATGTCATGGAAAGGGGATGGGCATGAACGATTTGGATGAGAACGGCCAGACAGAGTTATCCAGGGCATCGCCCGCAGTGCGTGCTCTCTGGCACGCTGCCGAGCAGTTGGAGCCCGCAAATCTGAGCCGTAGGGACATTGATCTGTTGGCACGAACGCGAGGCCGGATTGACCGCATCATTGCGGCTTGGCATTCGTCTCGCCTGTCTGAGGCATCGGCCGAGGCGTTTGCCTTGTGGAAGGCCACAGAAGAGCTTGAGGATGCGGGCCCGCGCGGGCTCGACATCGGGCTCATGCGCGTCGTGCGGGACAAGATCAATGCCATGTTGGGAGATGCGGCATGAGAGCGCTTCCGCCCATCTCGCAGGCCGAAGCCGCTGCGCTTTGCTATATCGCCGGCTATCTCGAAGCCCATCGCGGCATCTCGCCCACGGTTGGTCAGATTCGCCGCGCGCTTGGCCTCTCGAGCAAGTCGGCGGCCTGGCGGTTGCTCGTCAGGCTCGAAGCGCGCGGGATGCTGCGCCGCCTGCGCTACCGCCACCAGGCGATTGAGCTTATTCAGCCAATTGCCATTCCCCGCGCGCCCGATGGCGCGCCGCTCCATTTCGTGCCAGCCGGACGCGAACGCGCCGCCACGGCGGAAAGGAATGCATCATGAACGACAGCCCAAGTGCAGTTATCGGCCTTGTCGTTGCCGGACTTTCCGGCGCGATCATGGGCGTGCTGTTTGTGTGGCTGTTGATGTGAGAGGAGAGACACATGATGAGGTTCTATCTCGAAATCCTGGGCGGCGCGATGCTGCTGCTCGGCTGGTTCATGCTGCTCGATCTGCTCTCGCTTGCCGTCGGCGGCTGATGGTGGCTGGTGGCGCCCGCGCTTGCGGGCTGTGTAGCGGTGTATTGATTGACACGTCATTTTGAGCATTTTTCCTCTTGACATAGGTGACCGTTGGCCCTATATAGGGCGCATCAGCAACGAGGAGGACATCATGATCGGGACTGAGAAGCAGATTGCATACGCCAAGGCGATCCTCAAGGGCGCGCGCGCCTACTGGGAGTGGCGGAAGCAGCAGCCGCGCATGGAGGACTATGCTACTCTTCAGATCGCGGCGATTGATCTGATCGAGGCTATCGATCGCGGGGACCATGAGGAGGCAATGCGGCTGCTGGAGACCCACGACATTCCCGAATGGGTCGATGGCTATCACTGCGTCGCCAAGCGCGATGCCCGCTCGCGCACGGGTTGGAGCCGCGACGGCATCGAGAGCCTCGATGAGGCGGTGGTGGTGGCCTCGATGGTCATCGACACGCTCAAGCGCGATTTCTACGCGGCCAAGGAGAAGGGGCTGCTCGAAGAGCACGCGTAAACATTGCAACCGCGAATGAGGAGGACTGACATGCGTATCCATATATTCGATGACGAATACGACGTGGCCAGACTATCGGCAGACGGTCGGACTGTTGAGGTGTGGGATAAATACGCCGAGGAATGGCAGCCTACCCCTTACAGGATTGGTGCGACCGGCACGCTCAAGCGCATCTGCGACATTGAGAGTGGGTCGACCTCATACGACCTCGATTTCTCTGGCAAGGGCATCCCAGGAAACAGCAACCCCGCGATTTGTCGCCACCATGGCTGGCGCGGCACGACCTACGGGATTGAAATCACCGCGCTCGGCGTGCGGCGGATCAAATCGCTGCGGGAGCTCAAGCGCGGCGGCATTTTGGTCGAGCTGTCAGAGGATCTAGCTCCCGATCTACCCTGATAGCGGCGAGCGTGGCGGGCCGGTCGCGGATCGGCCTGCCACCCCGCCTCAGGCGGATGATGATAAAAGGAGACTGACATGATTGATCTTACAGCAATTGTTTGCCAATGGCGAGAGGAAGTCGAAGGAACGTTTGTATGGCGCGTGGCCCCGCGCGGGCTAAACTGGATCGACCATGGCGCGCGCATCTGGGTCGGCGAGCGCGTCAGGATTGCCCCAGGCGTGCGCATTCCTGATCGCGCGAAGATCGGCAGCGGCGTGCGGATCGGGCGCGGCGTCACCCTCGGCGAGTGCGTGAGGATCGCCGATGGCGCGGTGATTGGCCGCCGCTCGCAGATCGGTGCGCACGTTTTTATCGGCGCGCACACTGTGATCGGGGCAGACTGCACGATCGGACGCGAGGTATCAATTGACCGTGAATGTCTAATTGGCGAAAAAACACAGATCGAAGACGCGGTTTCGATCGGTGCCGGCACCAATGTCGGATACAGGTGCAAGATGCGCGCTGGCGCGCGCGTTGGCGGATATTGCCGGATCGACTGGGGGTGCCGCATCGGTCAAAGCGCACGTGTTGGCGACGACTGCACACTCGCCGCGGTCGTATTGATCGGCGACCACAGCGTGGTGGGATCTTGCACTAACCTGCATGCGCAGGTGCGGATCGGCAGCCACGTCCGCGTGCCAGCCCTATCCCTGATAGGGGATGACGTATGGATCGGCGATCGATCGTGTCTCGCGTCGGCTGCGCGCATCGGCTCGTATGGCCGTATCGGACCCGACGCCAGAGAGCCCATCGATCTCGGCTACGTCGACAAGCGGCGCTGGGTTCTAGCCAGTGTCGGAGGTGTAGCCTATGTCGGGGCGGGTGACGACTGGATGCCGCTCGCAAACGCGATCAAGCGCTTTCGCAACGATGGAAAGCGCAGGCTGAGCGCAGCGCTGCTGATCGGTGCCGAGGCGATTGCGCGCGAGCTCGGCTGGCGGCTGGAACCGGCCACGCAACAGGAGGTGACGGCATGACCCCCGAGCAATTCCGCGCGATCCGCCAGCGGGCGGGCCTCTCGCAGGCTCGCCTCGCCGAGCTGCTGCGCCTCAGCGACGGGCGCACGGTCCGGCGCTATGAGGCCGGCGAGCGCTCGATCCCGGGTCCCGTCTCCTTGCTCATGGAGATGATCGAAGATGGGCGGTATGGGCCGCGCAAATGACGCACGGCCATTTCGCTATCTGAGCATATGCAGCGGGATCGAGGCGGTGGCAGAATAAGCAAAAAGAGGATTGGAATGGGCAGGCAGAGGCGGCGGGGCACGGGCAGAGCGCAGGGCGCAAAACCGCTTCACCCGGTGATGCAGCAGGCGATCAGCAACGGCGCGCGGCTGGAACATGGGCTGTTCGAGGTCACGCCGGTGCCCAATCCTCACGGCGAGGTGGTGGTGCGCGGGGAAATCCGCCCGCATGAGGCGGTGCGGCGCGTGCCGCGCTTCGAGACGCTTTATCGCTCGCGAGTAATTGATCGCGTGGTATTTACAGTGCTTGAGTGGTATGCCGCGCGGCTGGCGCTGGCAAAGAGCGGGCTCTATCGCAGCGCGCTTGATACTACCGGGCGCGGCGGGGGCTCGCCCTTTGCGCATCTGCCCGCCGGGGCCGCAGCGATCAGCGCGCGCGAGGATATAGATTGGGCGCGCGGGTTTATCCCGGCTGATCTGCGTGCCGCCTTTGATGGGGTGATGGAACAGGAGGAGAGTTTTGCCGCGATCGCCGCGCGGCTTTATCCTTGGCTTTCGCCCGATAGCGGGCAGCGCCGGGTTTCAGTTGAGTTCAAGCTTGCGGCAAACTACTTGCTGAAGGGGGCGGGGCCGCGGGTGCTGGGCGCGGCAGTGGCTTGACAGTGCCCATGCACGTGATAGAAATCAGGCATCATCGAGAAGTGCGCCCGGATGGCTGCTGTTGCAAACCCGCCGCCCGGGCGTTTGTGTGAGCGCTGCATGGCCAGGCGCCCTCCCAGTCTCAAAATCGGCACGGGCGTGAAACCGGGTGCCCCCCTTGCCACAGCGCGGGGCTGGGCGACCAGGCGGCGCGGATCGCGCCACGAGCGCGGCTATGGCTCGGCCTGGGTGCAGCTGAGGGCGCGGGTGCTGGCGCGCGAGCCGCTGTGCCGGATCTGCCGTGCGGCTGGGCGCGCAGTGATTGCTGCAACGGTCGATCACGTCGTGCCCAAGCACCTGGGCGGGACGGATGACGAGAGCAATTTGCAGCCGCTGTGCTGGCCATGCCACCGGGCGAAGACGGCGCGCGAGGGACGCAGGGCGCGCGTCGTGACGCCGGACTGATTGGCGGCTCGGCGATGCGGTGCAGCAGTCGCGGCTTGTATCAGCTCGATTGAACTGCCGCGCCTTGATGGCCACGCGAACCCCAGGGGGCCGTCCAATCTCTGGCAGCGCGCGCTTTGGGGACCGGCGCCGCGGTCGAAAATTTGCGCGGCCAAATTAAACTTTTGGCCCCGATAAAATTTGCAGACGGAATTAAATCGTCGCGATCGGCACCGGAGCCTGGACAGGAAACAACAATGATCGAATTTTGCCTTGCGAGGGCGTCGTGAAGCGCGGACCTAAGCCCCAGACGCCGGCCGTCAAGGCCAAGCGCGGCACTCTGCGACCGTGTCGTGACGGCACAGCGCCGGTGCAGCTGATCACTTCCGGTGATCCGCCGATAATGCCCGCCTACCTGTCAGCCGCGGCGCAGGAAATTTGGCTCGAGGAAATCAGCCGCGTGATGGCCGCCGGGATAACCGAGCGGGACAGTTCGCTGTTTGCCACCTATTGCGCCACCGAGGCGCTGGCACGCGCGGCGTTCAAAGCCGGCGAGCCGCCACCGGCTGCTTACCTCACCGAGCTACGCCGCATGCGCGAGCTCTTGGGCATCGCCGGGCCGCGCGTCCGCCAGGAAATGAAGGATGGCGCAACGCAGACGAGCGAAAACCCATTCACGCGCAACGGCCGCAAGCCAATTTGAGAGCCCCTACGTCCGCATCGCCCTTGACTATGCCTCGCGCGCCGTCGCGGACCGCCAGCGCCGCGAGCATTGCGAGTTTGTCCGCCTCGCAGCCCGGCGGTTTCTGGCCGATCTCAAGCGCACCCGCCGGCGGGACTGTGAGTTCTATTTCAGCGAGTGGCACGCGCATGACGTGTGCGATTTTCTGGAGAAATTGCCGCATGTTCAGGGGGCCTGGGAGACGCCAACGCTGAAGCTCGAGCCCGCGCAGGTCTTTATCCTCGTCAACGTGTTCGGGTTTCGGCGCAAATCGGATGACCGGAGGCGATTTACGCGGGTCTATATCGAGGTCGCGCGCAAGAACGCGAAATCGACGCTCACCGCGGGGATCGCGCTCTACTGCCTGACCTGCGAGGGCGAACTGGGGCCGGATATTGTGATCGGTGCGACCACGGGCGCACAGGCGGACAAGGTGTTCAAGCCTGCCAAGCTCATGGTGCAGCGCACCCCGGCGCTGCGCGAAGCGTTCAACTTGCGGGTCTGGGCGCGTGCGATCACCTGCGGGGACAATGGCGGCGCGATACAGCCGATCAACTCGCGATCCTCGACCCAGGATGGCTGGAACCTTTATGTCGGGATCCTCGACGAGCTGCACGCGCACAGGGATCGCGGGCTGTTCGATGTCATTCGCTCGGCATTCGGCGCGCGCAAGCAGCCGCTGATGTGGATGATCACCACCGCGGGCTACAACGTGCGCGGGGTGTGCTACGAGCAGCGCGCGCTGCTTGCCAAGGTGCTCGGCGGGGCGCTTGAGGCGGACCATTTTTTCGGGATCATCTTCACGATCGACGAGGGCGATCATCCGTTTGATGAGGCGAGCTGGCGCAAGGCCAACCCACTGCTCGGCACGGCCGTCGATCTCGACGAGCTGCGCGGCTACGCGCTCGAGGCCAGAAGCTCGCCCGCTTCGCTCGGCGAGTTTCTGACCAAGCGGCTCAATGTCTGGCTGAACGCGGCGAGCGCCTGGCTTTCGGTCGAGCAATGGAAGAAGGCGACGATCGAGGGGCTCGACTGGGAGGATTTCCGCGGGCTTGAATGCACCATCGGGGCGGACCTCGCAGACAAGGACGATATTACCGCGGTGGTGCTCGCCGGGCAGTGCCCGGATGGCCGGATCCTGTTCAAGCCCAAGTTCTTCATCCCGGCTGCCGCGCTGATCCGCGAAACGCAAAGCGACACGGGGCAATCGACCTACGGCGTGTGGGCGGGGCGAGTGCCCAGATCGGAGGATGAGGTGGCCGGGCTGCCGCCGCTGTTCGCGCTCGATCAGCAAGGCAGGCCGATCTGGAACAGGCCGCTCGAGCGGCTGCCGCGGCAATGGCAGGGCGAATTGCTGGTCACCCCCGGCGATTTTGTCGATCATAACGCGGTCGAGATGTTCATCCGCTGGCTGATCGCCACACAGTCGGTGCGGCGCGTGACATTCGACCAGTTTGCCGCCGCGCAGCAGATGGCCTCGCGCCTCAACGAACTTTCGGGCGATGAGCCGATCGCGGCGATCCTGCACAAATCGGCGGCGAACGTAACCCCGGCGGCGAAAGAGCTCGAGGCACGGGTCCGGGCCCGCGATCCGGCGCGCTATCTCGGGCATGATGGCAGCCCGGTGCTGACCTGGATGGTCTCGAACGCGGTCGTCACCCGGCATGTCAACGGCACGATTTTGCCCAAAAAGGAAAGCGCCGAGAGCCCGAACAAGATCGACGGAGTAGACGCGATGATCAACGCGCTGGCCGCGATTGTCATGGCCGAGCCCAAGGCCGAGGCAAAAATCCTCGAATACACGGGGCTGTGATGGGTATTGGCGCGCGTTTGAGGCGCTGGTGGCAGGGTGCGGGTGCCAATACCGGGCCCACGCCAGTCACCGCGGGCACTCTGGCTGACGCCAGCAGCGAGGCGCTCTGGTTCATGACCGGAACGAGCGGCAGCGCCCGCGTTGCCGTGAGCGAGCAGACGGCAATGAGCCTGCCGGCGGTGCTCCACGCGCTTGAGATCCTGACCGGCGTGTTTGCGATGACGCCGATGCTTTACTATCGCCGCGAGGGCGACGGGAAGGCGCGCGCCGACAGCTCGCCGCTGTTTGCGCTGTTTCATGACCGGCCCAACCCCGTCCAAAGCATTTTCCTGTTCAAGGAAGTGCTGCTTGGCGACATGCTGATGGCGGGCTCTTTCGCGGTGTTTGTCCACCGCGACGGGATGTTCCGCCCCAAGGCGCTCTCTCGGCTCGATCCGCGCAGCGTGCGACCGGCGCAATTCTGGGACCGGACCGATGGGCTCGAGCTGTTCTATGACGTTACTCTGCCCGATGGCAGCTCGGGGCGGTTCAGCCGCACCGATGTCTGGCATGTGCCGGGGTTCAGCCGCGATGGGTTGCTGGGCGTCAACCGGATCAAACTGCTGGACAATATGCTCGCTTCGGCGGTGGCGGCGGGCGAATATGCCCGGCATTTCTGGGAGAACAATGCGCAGCCCGCAACGCTGCTCAAGACCAAGGGCAAGGTCAATCCCGAGGATAAAGACAAGCTCAAGCGCGACTGGAAGCGGATGTTTTCCGGCCCCCGCCGGGCGGGCGAGGTGGCGGTGCTCGACCAGGAAATGGAGGCAACCACGCTCGGGGCGACCAACCGCGACAGCCAGTTTGTCGAGATCCGGGCGTTCAATGTGGTGGAGGTGGCACGCGCCTTCGGGGTGCCGCCGCACCTGCTTTATGAGCTCTCGCGCGCAACCTTCTCAAACATCGAGCAGCAAAGCCTTGAGTTCATTATGTATTCGATGATGCCGCATTACGAGCGGGTGGCGAGCGCCGCGACGCACTATTTTGCCGAGCCTGGGCATTTTTTCGAGTTCCTGCCCGATGCCCTGCTCAAGGGCGACGTCAAAACCCGCTGGGAGGCTTACAAGGCCGCGCGCGAGGCAGGGGTGATGAACGCCGACGAGATCCGCCGGCGCGAGAACATGCAGCCGATCGGGGGCCGCGCGGGCGAGGACTATTGGCGCCCGGCCAATATGGCGGTCTCGGGCGAGCCCAATTGAGGGGCCTCTGGAGCAATCGACGATGAGCAACCGCATTTTGGCTGCGATCCGCTCGCAGCCCTGGGCGATTGTGCCCGAATATCTCGCAGCGATCGAGGCGATTGCCGCGCGCGCGCTCGATGATCCGGCGGTGATCGCGGTCTCGCGCGACGGCCATGCCGAGCGGATTGCCGAGGCGGTGGCCGAGATGGGCACCGCCTTTCCGGGAACGCGCGCAGCGGCAATCCGCGATGGGGTGGGCAGCCTGCCGCTGTTCGGGCCGATCGTTCCGCGCGCCAATGTGTTGACCGAGGCTTCTGGCGCAACCTCGCTCGCGAGCTTGGCTGCCGATTTCCGCAAGCTTGAGGCAAGCCCGGAGGTGCGGCGCATCCTAATTGTCTCGGACAGCCCTGGCGGGATGATCACCGATGTCCACCAATTCGGCACGCTGATCGCGCGCGCTTCCAAGCCGGTGAGCGTGTTCGTCTCGGGCCTGTGCTGCTCGGCGGCCTATTGGATCGCGTCGCAGGCCAGCGAGATCATCGCCGATCCATCCGCGCTGATCGGTTCGCTCGGGGTGATGATGGCCGCGCGCGTGCAGGAGGCCCCCAACAGCGAGGGCGAGCGCATCGTCCACATCACCAGCTCGAATGCGCCCGACAAGCGCGCCGACCTCACGAGCGACGAGGGCCAGGCGAAAATCCGTGCCATGCTCGATGAGATTGAGGCGGTGATGTTCTCGGATGTCGCGCGCGGCCGCAAGGTCCCCATCGCCCAGGTGCGCGAGGGCTTCGGCCGCGGCGCAACCCTGTCTGCACGGCAGGCCAGGCAAGCCGGAATGATCGACCGGATCGAGGCAGGCGGTCTTGATACGGTGCTGCGTCAGCTTGCCTGGGCCGGCCGTTCAGCCACGCCAAAGCGCGCCGCTGCGGCACATCAACTCGCGCTGATCCGCGCACAATTCTGCATCTGATGGAGTGAAGCTATGCGTCTTTCCGCACTCAAACAGCAGCTGGCGGCAACCGTGGCCAGCATGGAGGAAATCATCGCCGGTGCCACCGAGACGGTTTTGGCCGAGGATGGCAGCGAGACCACCCAGTCCCGTGATCTAACGGCCGAGGAACAGGCCCAGTTCGACGCGCTCAAGGCCAAGGCGAGCAGTCTGCAGGCGCAGATCGCGCGCGAGGAGCAGGTGCTTGCGCTCAAGGCGCAGGCCGCCGCCCCGGTTGCCCCGCTCCCCGGCGCCGCGCAAGGCGTGAGCGCCACCGTCCCGGCTGTTCCCAAGGAGCCGCCCGCCCCGGGAGTGCGCCTCGCGCGCATTGCCCAGGTCTTGGCGATTGGCCGCGGTGACCTGCGCGCGAGCGCGCAGGCGGCCGAGCAGCTCTATGGCTCGGAAATGGCGCAGATTGTCGCCAACATGGAGCAGAGCACCGCGACCAAGGGCGGGTTTCTGGTCGATACGGCCTATTCGCGCGATTTCATCGAGTTCCTGCGCCCGCAGGTGGTGATCCGCAACATGGGCGCGCGCTCGGTGCCGATGCCCGAGGGCAACCTCACCATGCGCAAGGCCACCGCCGGCACCGCCGCAAGCTACGTCGGCGAGCGCGTGCCCGCGCCTGCCACCGATGCCACGATTGGCCAGATCACGATGAGCGCCAAGCGGCTGACCGCGCTGGTCGCGATCACCAACCAGCTCATCCGCCGCGCCTCGATCGATGTCGAGACGATGATCCGCGACGATCTCGCGCGGGCGGTGGCGGTCAAAGAGGATCAGCAGTTCCTGCGCGGCGTGGGCTCCTCGACCGCGCCCACCGGGCTGCGCAATCTGGTGGCGGCGGGGAACGTGATCCCCGCCAATGCCACCGTGAACCTCGTCAATGTCAGCAATGACCTCGGCAAGCTGCGGCTCGCGGTGATGAACGCCAACATTCCGATGACCCGCTGCGGCTACATCATGAGCCCGCGCACCGCGATGTTCCTC